AAATTTTACATAGTAATCATCAAAATCGTTTGTTTGGTCACCTTGAATGTGAGCAATATATCCATCTGGTGCTTGTCTTGGTAAATCATCAAATCTTTGTACTGTTCCTACAGTTGGAATTAAAGCTGTATCCCCCAAACTATCATAAGTAGCTAAATCAAAAGATGCATTCCCAGTTTTATTTATGACAACTGTTGAACCATCTGCTTGTGCAGTGAAGTTTGATTGACCATTTATTGCTGATGCCAGGCGTGTAGCGATGTCATCTGTACGAGTTTGAACTTGGTCAGTCTCAGAAGTAGTAATATCCGCAGCTACACTACCATCAAGGTAAACTGTAAAGCGTTGATTATAATCACCCTGTTTTACAGCTATCAAACCAGTGTATGGATATATCGGTGTAAGTTGTGAACTCATTGCAACCGTTTGGTTTGAATTCACGATGAATGTATAATCAGCAACAGTTACTGCTCTAAAGTCAGTAGCAGGTGTACTTGAGTTCAAATAGTTAGTGCCATTTGGATAAGTAACAGTTTTTGCATTCCCTGCTAAATCATAGATAGAAATCTGATTGCTTGCGTTTATGAACATAAAATAGCGTTCATTTGCATCACGATTTATTAATTGTGTAAATGACCCCGTTGTTTCGGATGCACTCATAATAGCCACATGTTCGAGCGGTGGTCGCTTTTGTAGTCCCTCAACCAGCGAAGGAAACGCATTAACTTGCACTTCAGCCTGAGACGAAAGCCTCAGAGCTGGTGATTGTTGCGATATGCCTTGTATCAAGTTGGGGATAGCAGAGCTTATCATTCCCATTAAAGTATCCTACGTTTATTCCCACGGTTCATTACACGAGATACTGAATAGCTATCCATCATGTTGAAATCCGCTGTGTCCCCTTCAAAATCTTTTAGGTCAATCAGGGCTTTTTGCTCATCACGAGATACCATTCTGTGTATGGTTTCTGAGTTAAGCATTCGGTCTGAGAAGATACGAGCAGCTCTTGTTGTAATATACTTCTTCACAACATCAGGAAGTTCTAAGAAATCCTGGTAGTAAACAATGGATGCTTCAACAGTTGTGGTAAATTCATAGCTGCGTGTGTCTAAGTTAAATAGTTTATCACCACGTATTACAGTGTTGTAATCTGGTGTATCGATACGTGCTACGTCTGCAGGTATTACGATAAAATTAAATTCGTTACGGCTGAGGACAACTTTGTCTTCTGTGTTGAAGTGCCAGCCTTGTGCTTGTACCTCACGGCTCACTTCAGTTAAAACTTGGTTAGCTATTGTCACATCAGTAACTTGGTTACCTGTAAGTGTATTCACAGGTGCTTCGCCAATTGTTGTCAACAGGACGTTGACCGCCTCTAGTACGGTCATGGACGATGGTTTTGTCATGATGTCCTCATAAAATAAAAAAATGGGCTGACCTCATTAAGGCCAACCCAAAAAAGTTTAAGCAGTTTTGATTTCTACTGAACACTCAGGACGCAAGATGCCGTGGCCCATTGCGTACTTCGCAGCCATTAATGTACCTTGGTACATAACTTCGAAGTCACCAGATGTTCTTTCAACTGCTAAGTCCATTAACTTAACAGTACCAATCGCTTGCTTCTGCATTACAACAGCTGCAGTCGTTGAGAAGTTACCGTGGTAAGTATTCTGTTCACCAGCTACTGCTGATACGTTTGTTGATGGTACATTGTTAGATTTCACAATCTCAATACCAGCCACACGTAATACTTTACCATCAGCGTAGACACCTGCTCCACCCCAATCACGGTTAATAACATCAGTAGTTTGTACCAAGTTATAATATTGTGCGGGTTTCATGATGGCTACACGTTCATTTTCAGGAACGTCTTTCTCATCTAAGATTTTAGCTGCTTCAAAGATTGATGATGCTAATGATGCACCGTTTGTTTTAGCATCTGCATCAGTAATAGCTGAACCACCGTTACCACCAGAGATGGTTGCAGAGGCACGAGCCGCTAATACAGCTAATTGTAAACAGCGAACATCAAA